TCCATCATATGTTGCAAGCGTTATCCCCCCACCCGATGAGTTATAACTCTCTGAAATTGCAGCCGCGCCGTTTGATTTATGCCATTGATGGCCATGATCCCCAATAGTATGGGTATGCTCCAAATCAATCTCATGATCGGTGTTTCCAACCGTAGAAATTGCCGTTGCCCCATCCTCAGAAGTGGAGTTTGCGCCTACTGGATAAATCCCATTCATAGCGGGAAGGTATTTATTTAAAATTGAGCTTGATGAAACCGCATCAGTTACATAGGTTCCGGCGCCATGAGTTGCGTTGTAATTGGCTTCATTTACTTGGCTGCCGTCAAGTTTCAAATATCCCCGAGGAATAGAAAGAGTACCATTAAAAGTATGGAGCATCCTAGTATCACCTACAAATGTCCCAATTGAGAGAGTAGAAAGGTTTGCGGGGGTAACTGGGAATTTTGCGTCAAGCTCTGCATTTGTTGATGCTTCATGGCCGCCAACTCGATCGAAAACTTTATTCAGCCAATCAACCCATGCAGGAGTATAATAACCCCCTGGATTCATTGGAGGCTGCCTAAAAGGTACGGGAGGAAGTACGGCCATCGCTAGACTACCCCCTGGATAAACTCAACATCAGCACCGATCAAAGCGACCTTAACCGGATCCGAAATCATTACTCGGTAAACGCGATCCCGAGAGGATCCAAGCCGCCTCCAAATAACTCGAGTTCGGGTTTCACCTATTTTGCCGATACCTCGCCAATGCTCATTAGACCACGAATGGCCGCCATCATCGCTCCATTGAAGCATCACCTTTGGGTCAGTCCCTTGAGCCGTGCCATCAAGGCCAACCCCTACCTCTATGTCTAATTGAAATTTTGTGTGAAAATGCCTAAGAAGCCCCTTTGACATATGGGGAGAGGTGCGAAGCCTTACAATGGAAGTGCCATCATCAGTGTATTTCGAAGAATCGAGAGCGTAAAGCTTCCCGTTTTCATAATCTCCGCCAACATTTTCACCATGGCCCAAACTATGGCAATCAACCCGATGCCGCTCCAAATCGAAAGCCGCTCGGTAGGCTCTCTCATGCCAGAATCCTGTAGTAGCATCAAATACCCATGTGCTATCGGTTCCGGGGAGATTTACGCAATAAAAAGCATGGCCCCCTTGCTGATAAGTCCAAGCCCTAATTAGAGCCCGATTAGATGCACTTAATCCACGAATAACACTCTCAATGGCTGAGGTGCTTATTCTTTCAGGCTGATAGCCTTGCATCCTATAAATGATTCCTTGGCCGGTATCATCTCCACCAACCCAATAAACAGTATTTAAAAGCTTTGCGATTGAGAAATTGGCCGCGCACCCCACCGATAGGACCGCCCCTTGAATCCTCTCAAAAGGAAAATCAGCATTTCCACTATTATAATAAACCTCAGTGCTCTGAGTTCCAAAGAGATACAAGTTTTGATTGTTCCCAATTAACCCAACTAAATTATCCGGGCTTCCTTCTGAAACGGCAATATCAAGCGCGTCAAAATCAACTGAGTTTAATTCTGAGATAAAAAAGGTTTGAGAATCCGCCTTATTGAAAATAAAGTATCCGTCTAAGAAAGTGACTTGATCGGCTGGCAGAAAGTCCACATCGGTGATTTGAGCAAAGGTTTCGCTCGCCATAATCCAACTATAGCCATTCGTGCCATCCACCACTATAAGTTGAAGGCCGTTGTCAGCAAGTGATACTGGCCCGGTGGTCGTTGTGAGAGTTCCAATGCTTGTAGCGACCCACAAAGAAGAAATCTTATAAAGTATATTTCCGCCAACCGCGTATAATTCGCCGTTTGATGCTCTCCAAAGACCCCTTACTGGGAAAGTATCCAAAGTTAAAAGAGCCCGAAGCCCGGGGGTAGAAGCCAAGAATCCAACCTCTCCCTCTTTTCCGGTCCCTAATTTATTCATTTCAGGAAATAAGTTCACGCATCTTTGCGCGTCAACATTGACCGATTGGAGAGTATAACTCGGTCCTATGAATCCGGGAAACCTCACCGATTGCCGCCCGTTCGCCAATCCCATGGCTGCTCATTACCCAACAAAGCGTTATCTACTTTTAGATAATCGGGTCTAAAATTAACTCTCTTGATGTAGCCCTTTGACTCTTGAGCTATCGCAGCCACTTCAACCGGGATTGATTTTCCATATTCAGGGGCAAGCCTCACAGATCCATTATAAATCAAAGCCTCTTCATATCCTGGAGGATAAGCAATCTCAGCGGCCAAGCTTGCAATTGCAGTAATTGGCTTCCAAGAATACAAAACAATTTTATGCGCTGTATCTGGAATCGGGTATACGTTAAGCGTCTCGTTTGGATAGGTTCCCTCAGGATAAAGAGCTAACGGGATTTCGCTTGAGGTTCCTTTAACTACAATCTCCGCCCATTCGTCCTCTGTGAGGATCGCCATTAAATGTTCGCTCACCGGGGAAGTGGTTTGCAATTCAATTGATGCTCGCTCAATGCGTTGCGGTCGAGATGTATTGAAAGTTGCTCCACTCCCCATGGTGTACGTTTGAGTCCCGGGAGTTAAAGAAAACTCCTCCCGGCTGATGGCAAATATTATTAATCTTTCATTACTCCAACTGGATATCATTCTATTTATGGCGGCAAGCCCATCAGTTACTTCGGCAGCCGGAACACTCTCGCCGGGAGCAACAGCACCGATTAACCTCAAAGAAGCGGTGATCAAGTCACGTCCGGTCATTTAACGGACTTCTTCTTTGCCTTCTTCTTTGCTTTTGGCGCGGCTTTCTTAATTTCCTTAACTTCTTTTACTTCTTTAACCTCAGCCTCTTTTTTGATCTCAGGCTTTTCCTCTTCTATGACCTTTTTGATCTCAGACGGCGAGTCAACCCATCCTGGCCCTAAAGCCTTATCCTCTTCGGCACTTCTAACAATTCTTCCCGCTGATTCATTTGAATGGTATCGCCATCTTGGAAAACCCATGATTATTCCTCTCCCTCTGAAACGGGTTGAATCCCGTTAATTTCTTTTAGCCAATTTCCAATATGTCCCTTGTAGGGGTTATTGAAATCCCAATGAGTTAATTCTAGTTCAGGATCTAAAAATACTTGGCCGCCGATTTCGCGCCAATCATCACAAAAAGCGGTGTCCTCGCTAAAGAGATGTCCCTCTTTGAACGGGTAATGAAAGAAACATTCTAGCGTTCTTCCTAAATGGGTATGAGCTCGCGGCTTCTTCTCTTTGAGGTCTTCGAATACCTTGCGGCTAATACTCATAAATCCAGTAGGCAAAGCCCTTACCTCAAGCAGCCCATTCTCATTTGCCATCAGCTCTTTGTTATCAATCCATAAAACTGGATAGTTTACATCTTTGGTTTTGAATCGGTAAGCCCCGCCTATCAAATCCTCTTCAGCTCTTGCAATCTTAAGTAATGCGCCAAGTTGGAAAGTGACATCAGCATCAAGGAATACGAGGCGGTCGCAGTTAGAATTTAAAAAATCATCAGCAAGTTGGTTTCTCCCCGCAGCGGGAACCCCACATGAGGGGAGAAACACAAATTGCAACTCGTCGCCAAGCACCTGTGCTGCAAGGGTTTCCTGTATCAAGCAGTTAACCACTTGAACCGGGAGCTTTGCATCATAGACTGGAATGGCGACGAATATTTTCATTATTAAGCAGAGCCCTTTAGGAGGCCCATCGCAACGAGAGATGCCCGGATTTCTTCCACTTGAGCTAGTGCAGTTGCAAGAGCATTAGAAAGAATCGCGCTATTATAAGACCCGGTTAAAGCAGCCACCCCAGTGTCCAGGTTAGCGGTCCCACCGGAACTATCAGTAATCGCACCTTGGATTGCAGCCGATCGCTGAACCACTGGAGCGGCACCGTAGAATCCAACGAGAGACGTTGCGGCTTGGCCATAACGAATCCCATCTGGGCTACTTGCTTCTTCTATTAGATTTGACGTTGTTTCAGTTTGCATTTTTCATATTCCTTTCAAATTATCCCATGATCCGGCATGCGAGCTCAGGGTAAACAGATTTCCAACCGTATAGAACATCGATCCGGCAAGGAAAAACATCATTATTGATGTCATATGCCCGAACTATTCTAATTGAGAGACCTGATGCTTTGTCGCTAGCGCGGGAAGCCATGTCTACTCCGCCCGGTAATGCAAGGTCAGCCATTCCCAAAGCAAATGCATCGCGGTGAAACGCCATGTTTGCAGGGGATGATTTAGTCGCATAGTTAGTTGCATGCCCAAACAATGTAACCGCAGCACCATCAATCGGGTAAGCACTTACGTTCTGGTAAGGGCCGCTCAATTGGATTGCTGGACTAATTGGAAGGGAAGCAATTTCGCCAGAAGTTGAAGTTCCGGTATCAGCCGTAACAACAAACTGCTTAAGGCTACCAGTGCTCTGCTTTGACTGAGGATTAACGGCGTAAACACCAGCAATCTCAATTACATCACCCTTGGAATAAACC